AGGTGAGGATGGCGTCACCGAAGCTGACATTCAGCTTTTACATGCGATGGATGACGCCGAGGTCGACGAACAACGACGGTACAATTACAGGGTGACAGCACATCTGGACGCCTATCATGATGGTGAAGAGGAAGCAGCCCATGACCGCAATAAGTATCTTGCAGATGATACTGCTAATCCAGAACAGCTAATCATACAAGCAGAAGATGAGGTAGAGCATCAAGATACGCTGGAAAAGTTAACAAAGGCAATGGAGTCTCTTTTACCACAACAGAAAGAACTTTTCCAAAAAGTATATCTTGAGAAACGATCCAACACTGACATTGCAACAGAAGAAGGTGTGACAGAAGCTGCCATTCGCGGCCGCCTTAAGAAGCTTCATGAAAGACTTAGAAAAATTCTATCCTAATTGGGTTCTAAAGAATCTATTAAAAAATCTTTTCTGAAAGGGGGTTCGAAAGAACTCTCTTTTTCGCTTATCGGTGAGGGGAGATAAATTGCCCCGGAAAGGAGAGGGAATATGAGCCTAAAACATAAAGTCACTATTAATGTGGCAAAGCCAAATGGCGAAAAAAGCTCCGTCATTCAAAGTAGTCGTAAGACTATCCGAACTAGAATGCTTGATTTCCTATTTGGAAAGAAAGCCAGTTTGTTAGTAATTACTCCAGGTGACTCAGTTGAGACGGTAGAAATTAAGGAAATAAAGGAAGGAGGTGTAGGACATGAGTAAGATTAAGCTCCTTCTTGATGTAGTGTCAGATCTTCGAGCACTGGCAGATAGTGTTCAGGCTGTAGCTGATGCCCTTGGAAGTAATGAGCCTAAGGAGGATAAAAAGTCAGAGCAGCCAAAACATGAAAAACAGCCTGAAGAAAAGCAAATTACCTTAGAAGAAGTAAGAGCGGTGCTCGCGGAGAAAAGTCATGATGGATTTACTGCTCAGGTTAGAGGTCTTCTAGAAAAGTATGGTGCATCAAAACTTAGTCAGATTGATCCAAGTAAGTATGCTGCCATTCTTGCTGATGCGGAGGAGTTGAAATGAGTAAACATGCAATTCTCTCCGCGTCAGGGGCTCATCGCTGGATGAACTGTACACCATCGGCAAGACTAGAACAGGAGTTTGATGACAACAGTGGTGAGGCTGCAGCTGAAGGTACAGCAGCTCATGCATTAAGTGAACACAAACTCCGAAAGGCACTTAAGATGAGATCAAAAAAGCCGGTCTCTCCATACGACTCAGATGAGATGGACAATTATACCGATGGTTACGTGGAGTTTGTACTTGAAGTGATTGAGCAAGCTAAGCAAATTTGTAGTGATCCCCTAATCTTGATAGAACAGCGGCTTGACTTTTCAAAGTATGTACCTGAGGGATTTGGAACCGGGGATTGTTTAATTATAGCTGATGGAACTCTTCACATTATTGATTTTAAGTATGGTCAGGGTGTCTTAGTCAGCGCAGAAGACAATCCTCAAATGAAACTTTATGCCCTTGGTGCACTGGATCTATTTGATGGCATTTATGATATCGAGATGGTTTCAATGACAATTTATCAACCCCGTCGAGAAAATGTCAGTGCATCCACAGTCTCAAAAGAAAACTTGTATCAGTGGGCTGAAGAAGTTTTAAAACCTAAAGCTGAATTAGCCTTCAATGGTGACGGCAACTATTGTCCCGGTGAATGGTGTCAATTTTGCAGAGCAGCTGTGAAATGTAGAGCAAGAGCAGAAGCAAAAATGAAACTGGCTACGCTTGAGTTTGCTCTACCACCACTTTTATCTGATGAAGAGATTGCTGACATTTTATCTTCTATCGGTGATCTCACTAACTGGGCAAATGAGATTATAGCCTATGCGACGGATGCAGCAGTTAATCATGGAAAGAAGTGGCCAGGGTTTAAAGTAGTCGAAGGTCGCTCCAACCGTAAATATAAAGATGAAGAAGCAGTCGCAGAAGCAGCAAAGAATGCAGGATACCAAGAAATATATAGGCAAAGCCTTATTACCATTACCGAAATGGAAAAATTAATGGGTAAGTCAAAATTCAATGAAGTCCTTGGTGGGCTTGTTATGAAGCCACCAGGAAAACCAACGCTAGTACCAATTACAGACAAGCGTCCTGAAATGAACACATCATCAGCAAAAAATGATTTTATGGAGGTATAAAAACTATGTCAACAACAGCAAAAAGAACAAATCCAACGAAAGTAGTAACAGGAGTTGTTAGGCTTTCTTACGCCAATGTGTGGGAACCAAAATCCATCAATGGAGGTGCTGAGAAATACAGCGTAAGCCTGATTATTCCAAAGAGTGATACTAAAACTTTAAGTGCTATTAACGAAGCAGTGAATGCTGCAATAGAAGAAGGTAGAGGTAAGTTTGGTGGCAAGATTCCTAATAAAGCGGCGTTAAAGCTTCCTCTGCGTGACGGAGATATTGATCGTCCAGATGATGAGGCTTATGCAAATAGCTATTTTATCAATGCCAACAGTATTACAGCTCCACAAATTGTAGATAGAAATGTCAATCCAATCCTTGAGCGTTCAGAAGTATACTCCGGTGTTTATGCAAGAGTAAGTATCAACTTTTATGCCTTTAACTCCAATGGGAATAAGGGTATAGCATGTGGTCTTGGAAATATTCAAAAAATCCGCGATAGTGAGCCTTTGGGTGGAAGAACTAATGCAGCTGATGACTTTGCCACTGACGTGGACGATGACTTTTTATCATGAGAACTCTCAGTATTGATATAGAAACATATAGTAGTGTAGACCTTGCCAAAAGCGGGGTCTATCGTTATGCTGAAGCACCGGATTTTGAGATTATACTTTTTGGATACAGTGTGGATTCTGGTCCTGTTCAGGTCGTCGACTTGGCTTCTGGTGAGGCTATCCCACAAGAAATACAAAGTGCAATTCTAGATAGTAAGGTTATAAAATGGGCATTTAATGCACAATTTGAAAGAGTTTGCTTATCTAAATACTTTGGTGTTTGGCTTGAACCTGATTCTTGGCGTTGCACCATGGTATGGTCTGCTTATCTTGGACTTCCTTTATCACTGGAAGGAGCAGCAATAATAACAGGAGCTGATAAGAAAAAGCTGACAGAAGGAAAGGAGCTTATTCGATATTTCTCTGTACCATGCAAACCTATAAGGTCAAATGATGGTCGTACACGAAATCTACCTGAGCATGCTCCAGATAAGTGGGATAGATTTAAGGCATATAACCTTCGAGACGTTGAAGCTGAACTTTCCATTCAGGCAAAGCTACAAAAGTTTCCTGTGCCGGAAGAGGAGTGGCAGAACTATATATTAGACCAGCAAATCAATGATCGAGGTATTCAATTGGATTTGGAATTGGTAAGTAAAGCAATTCAATGCGATGAAAAAGTAAGGGAAGAACTAACTAGCAGACTAAAAGAACTTACTGAGCTTGAAAACCCTAATTCAGTTGCACAGATGAAAAAATGGCTATCAGAAAATGGCTTAGAAACAGATAGTCTTGATAAGGCATCAGTTAAGGAGTTATTAAAGGATGCTCCAGATCATCTGAGTGAAGTGCTGGAATTAAGACAACTATTAGCTAAGTCCAGTGTTAAAAAATACTCTGCTATGGAAAATGCAGTATGTGCTGATGGAAGGGCTCGAGGACTACTTCAATTCTATGGAGCCAACCGAACCGGTAGATTCGCTGGAAGGTTAATTCAAGTTCAAAATCTACCTCAAAACCATTTGCCGGATCTGAAACAGGCACGTTGCTTGGTTAGAGGTGGTCATTATGAAGCCTTGGAATTATTATATGACTCCATTCCAGGGGTTTTATCAGAATTAATCAGAACTGCTTTTGTTCCAAAGAAAGGATATAAGTTTATAGTTGCTGACTTTAGTGCAATAGAAGCTAGAGTAATTGCTTGGCTTGCAGGTGAGACATGGAGAAATGAAGTGTTTGCTACTCATGGCAAGATTTATGAGGCATCGGCTTCTCAAATGTTTAGAGTTCCTATAGAAGAAATCACAAAGGGAAGTCCCCTAAGACAGAAAGGAAAAATTGCTGAGCTGGCCTTAGGATACGGTGGATCTGTGGGTGCATTAAAAGCAATGGGAGCACTTGACATGGGTCTTACCGAAGAAGAATTAAAACCCTTGGTCTATGCTTGGCGAAATTCAAATCCTAATATTGTTAGACTTTGGTGGGATGTTGATCGTGCTGTCAAAGAAGCTGCAACAGAAAGGTGCAGGACCGAAACCCGCCGTATTAGTTTTGAGTACCGTAGCGGGATGCTTCTAATATGGCTTCCTTCTGGTAGACAGCTTACTTATGTCAAACCAAGAATAGGTATTAACAGTTTCGGTAGTGAATCGGTAACTTATGAAGGTATTGGTGGCACAAAGAAGTGGGAGCGTATTGAAAGCTATGGTCCTAAGTTTGTAGAAAATATCGTCCAAGCTCTTTCAAGAGATATTCTTTGCTATTCCATGATAAAGCTTGATGAGAAAGATTTTGATATTGTAATGCATGTCCACGATGAGGTAGTTTTAGAGGTTCCAATAGAAGTATCTGTTCAAGATATTTGTGCACTTATGGGACAGACTCCTCCATGGGCTCAGGGACTTTTGCTTCGCGCCGATGGGTTTGATTGTAATTTTTATAAAAAAGATTAATTTGAGGGGGTTCGAAGCCTCCTCTTTTTTTGCATATAGCTGAGGGCAGGTTTTATTGCTCTACTACTATATGTGTTGGAGGTTCGATATGAACAAATTAACTATTTTCAACTACGATGGTAACACAGTAAGAACAGTAATGAAGGATGGAAGTCCTTGGTGGGTTCTAAGAGATGTGTGCTCAGTATTAGAGATTGGAAACAGTCGTGATGTTATGGCTCGCTTGGACAGTGATGAAAAGGGAGTCGATATTATCGACACCCCTGGAGGAAAACAGGAAGTATCAATTATCAATGAAAGTGGTCTTTATAGCGTGATATTGGTTTCACGTAAACCAGAAGCTAAAAAGTTTAAACGCTGGGTAACCCATGAGGTGCTTCCTTCAATTAGAAGACATGGACTTTATGCTACAGATGAGTTGCTTGCTAATCCAGACTTTTTAATTAAAGCACTACAAGAACTTAAAGCTGAAAGAGCCAAAAATCTTGAATTGACAACTACTATTAGCATTCAGGAACAGCAGATTGCAGAAATGAAACCTAAAGCTAGTTACTACGATGTGGTTCTTAATTGTAAGGATGCTGTGTCTATCACAACCATTGCCAAGGATTATGGGAAGTCAGGCCGATGGTTCAATGAATACTTGCATAGTCTTGGTGTTCAGTTCCGTCAAGGGAAAATCTGGCTCCTATATCAAAAGTATGCCCAACATGGATATACGACAACAAAAACACATACGTACCCAGGAAAGGATGGGACGATACATTCAAAGGTGCACACCTACTGGACTCAGAAAGGACGCTTGTTTATTTATGAACTTCTAAAGGACCATGGTATCTTACCTCTGATTGAGCAAGAGTCAGACTTCGAGGAGATGTAACTATGGATAGATATAACGCAGAAGGCTATCCTGACCCAACTGCAGCTGAAGCCATAGAAAATATTATGCGTGAAGAAAAATCAAGAAACTATAAACCTTGTGTCTTTATTTGCTCACCTTTTGCTGGGGATATAGAAGAAAATCAGAAAAAGGCTAGAGGATACTTAAAATTTGCAGTGGAGCAAGGAACCATCCCTTTTGCTCCTCATCTGCTATATCCTCAAGTGCTAGATGATAGTGATCCTGACCAAAGAAAACTAGGATTGTTCTTTGGAATGGTCTGGCTCAGAAAGTGTGAGGAGCTGTGGGTATTTGGTTCCTATATTTCAAAAGGAATGCAAGCAGAAATAGATAAAGCATCGAAGCATCGTATGGCTATTCGGTATTTTACTGAAAACTGCGAGGAGGTGCAAAAGATATGAAGATAGCGGTTGGTAACAGCCGAATGGACAAAAAGTGGAAGAACAAAGACATAACATGGGAGGACTTCATATCCCGAGTTAAATCTACAATACGAACCACAGAAACGGTATCTGAATTTCGGAAAATGAGTCGTGCACAGCAGGACTCAATAAAAGATGTGGGTGGATTCGTAGGAGGAGCTCTACGTGAAGGAAAGCGTAGAAATGGCTATGTACTCTCCCGCTCCCTACTTACATTAGATATGGATTATGGAAAACCAGGGATTTGGGATCAAATTGATGCATTGCATGATTTTAAATGTTGCATCTACTCAACTCATAAACACACACCTGATGCGCCACGATTAAGACTTATCATTCCACTTAAAAGAGAAGTGACAGAGGATGAATACCCAGCTCTCGGTCGTATGGTTGCAAAGGAGATAGGGATTGATTTATTCGATGACACCACTTATGAACCTTCGAGATTAATGTATTGGCCCTCTACACCGTCAGATGGAGAGTTTGTCTTTAAAGAGAAAGATGGAGAACTGTTAGACCCAGATGACTATCTTTCAAAATATGAAGACTGGCGGGATACTTCAATGTGGCCAGTTTCAAGTCGGCAATCTGAGGTGGTGCAAAGAAAAATAACTAAACAAGCAGATCCCTTAAGTAAAGAAGGAGTTATAGGGGCATTTTGCAGGGCCTATACCATTGAAGAGGCAATAGAAGCTTTTCTAACAGATGTATATGAGCCTAGTACTATGAATGGCCGATTTGATTATATTCCAGCTGATTCTTCAGCAGGCTTGGTAATCTATGACGGAAAATTTGCTTATAGCCACCATGCTACTGACCCGGCTTGTGGAATGCTTTTAAACGCCTTTGATTTAGTCCGAGTGCATAAGCTTCGAGACTTAGATGAAAAGGTAGCAGAAAATACTCCTCCTAGCAAACTTCCTTCATTTAAAGCCATGACAGATTTGGCTTTGGAGGATGAACGGGTGAAAGAGCAGTTTGTAGAGGAAAGAAAGGCTCAAGCTGAAAGAGAGTTTGTCGATGAAGATTGGGAAAAGCAGTTGGAGATTGATAAGACAGGAACAGTTAAGAATACCCTAAGGAACTTGATTTTGATACTTGAAAATGATCCTAATCTGAAAAGCATTGTGTTTAATCAGCTTTCAGACAGCCTTGAAATAAAAGGAGATGTTCCTTGGCCACATCCATCAAAGTTCTGGAGAGATGCAGATGATGCCCAGTTAATAAGCTACATTGACACCCACTACGGAACCTTCTCTGCAAGAAACTATGATGTAGCGGTAGCAAAAGTAGCTGACGATAGGTCTTATCATCCGATTCGTGAGTTTATTGAAGCACTCCCTGAATGGGATAAGGTACCGAGAGTAGATACCTTACTTATTGATTATCTAGGCGCAATAGACAACCCTTATGTTCGGGCAGTAACAAGAAAAACTTTATGTGCGGCTATTTCTCGTGTCCTGACTCCTGGCATCAAGTTTGATTCTATGTTGGTTCTAAATGGACCACAGGGTGTCGGAAAAAGTACCCTTATAGCTAAGCTGGGTGGGGATTGGTTTTCTGATAGCTTGAACTTATCGGATACCAAGGATAAGACCGCTGCAGAAAAGTTACAGGGTTATTGGATTTTAGAAATTGGAGAGCTAGCTGGACTGAAAAAAGCTGAAGTGGAAACCCTAAGGAGTTTTCTATCTCGCCAGAATGATATTTATAGAGCTAGTTTTGGCAGAAGGGCTACTCCCCACTTAAGGCAATGTATATTTTTTGGTACAACTAATGCTGAAAAAGGCTATTTACGTGACACTACAGGAAACCGTCGTTTCTGGCCGGTAAAGACTCCGGGGAATGGAACCAAAAAGTCATGGCAGCTAAAGCAGGATGAAATTCTTCAGATATGGGCTGAAGCTCTTACCTTCGTTAAGGCTGGAGAGAAATTGTACCTTGATGCCAGTCTTGAGAAACTTGCAAAAGAAGAACAGCGAGAAGCTATGGAATCAGATGAGCGTGAGGGTTTGGTACGGGAGTATCTTGATCTGCTTTTACCTGAAGATTGGGACACCATGGATTTATATGAACGACGAGCCTATATCAATGGAAGTGAGTTTGGTGAAAGCAATAGGGTTGGTGTTCGGAAACGAAAATCTGTTTCTAATATGGAAATTTGGTGTGAATGCTTTGGAAAGGATCGAGCCAACCTTCGAAGAGTAGATGGTAATGAAATATCAGCTATTATGGCGAGTATTGGAGGCTGGACAGGTCTCGTTAAAAAAGAACGTATCCCGCTTTATGGACCACAGTGGGTTTATGTTCCAAAAGAGTAATTCAGTTTGGAACACATGGAACAATTTTTTCTTTGGAACAGATTTCAGCTGTTCCGGTGGAACAAAAACGGTCTTTTGGTACATCTCATCGGAACAGGCGGCAGCCCCTAGTAAGGTAGGCTACTTTATAACCCCTGTTCCATTGTTCCAATAATTATTATTAAAAATAATCCTAAAGACAAAAAGAAGAAATTACCTGCAGACGCGTATATACGCGCGTATAGAGACTTTTTGGATTTAGGGAACATGGAGGATATATGAGAGAAAAAAAGATTGAACAGCAACTGGTAAAAGAAGTGAAAGATATAGGTGGTATTGCACTGAAAATTGTATCACCAGGTTTTGATGGAATGCCGGACAGATTGATTCTTTTACCTAATAGAAAGCTAGCTTTTGTAGAGGTTAAAGCACCTGGTAAAACCTTAAGACCCCTACAAGAAAAGCGAAAAAGACAGTTAGAGGCACTTGGTTTTTTGGTATTCTGCCTGGACCATATAGATCAGATTGGAGGGATACTTCATGAAATACAAGCCTCATGAGTATCAGGTTTATGCCACTGAGTATATCCTCAATCATCCTATAGCAGCAGTGCTCTTAGATATGGGTTTAGGTAAAAGTGTCATAACTTTAACTGCCATCTTTGATTTAACACTGGACAGTTTTCTTGTTCGTAAGGTTCTGGTTATTGCACCGCTAAGAGTTGCCAGAGATACATGGCCTGCAGAGATTGAAAAGTGGGATCACTTAAAGGGTCTTAAATATACTTTAGCAGTTGGCTCTGAAGTAAAGAGAAAAACTGCCTTTATGGAAAGAGCACAAGTTTACATCATCAATCGAGAAAATGTAGAATGGCTCATTACAAGAAGTGGAATTCCTTTTGACTTTGATATGGTGGTAATTGATGAGTTATCTTCTTTTAAATCTCATCAAGCTAAGAGATTTAAAAGCTTAATGAGAGTTAGACCCAAGGTAAAAAGGATAGTAGGACTTACTGGAACCCCATCCTCCAACGGATTAATGGATTTGTGGGCACAGTATCGCTTATTAGATATGGGACAACGATTAGGTAGGTTTATTGGTAGGTATCGGGAGGATTACTTTGTACCAGATAAGCGTAATCAGCAAGTGATCTTCTCCTACAAACCAAAACCAGGAGCAGAAGAAGAAATTTATAAGCTTATATCTGATATAACTATTAGCATGAAAGGGACAGATTACCTGAAGTTGCCGGACTTAGTTATAAACGAAGTGCCTGTAAAGCTTTCTGAAAAAGAAATGAAAACCCTCGATACGATGAAGCGGGATTTAATTACAAATGTTAAAGGTGAAGAAGTAACTGCAGCAAATGCAGCAGCTCTTTCAGGAAAGCTCCTGCAGATGGCAAATGGAGCAGTTTATGATGATCATGGCACAGTCCTTTATATACATGACCGAAAACTGGATGCATTGGAAGATTTAATCGAAGCTGCTAATGGCAAGCCTGTTCTAATAGCTTATTGGTTTAAGCATGACTTATCTCGAATACAAAAGCGCTTTGATGTAGAGGTATTATCTACCAGCGATTCAATCAAAAGATGGAATGATGGGGAAATCCCCTTTGCAGTTATTCATCCAGCATCAGCAGGGCATGGTCTGAACTTACAAGCTGGAGGGTCAACTCTTGTATGGTTTGGTCTAACATGGAGCTTAGAGCTTTACCAGCAAACAAACGCACGTCTTTGGAGGCAAGGACAAAAAGAAACCGTAGTGATTCATCACTTAATAGCTAAAGGTACCATTGATGAGCGTGTAATGAAAGCTTTAAATGATAAAAACAATACCCAATCTGCTCTGATTGATGCAGTTAAAGCTACACTAAAGGAGGTGTGATGCGATGAACATTGTCTGGCAATATTTAGATAAAAGAGCAGCTGCAATTAATGCTTTAAAAGATTACAGCAGTATGAAGTACATCATAGAACATACTGATGAGGACATTGCAAACCTCAACGAAGAAATGACTTCTCCAGCATCACCGGTTCTAAATGGGATGCCATCTAATAATGATCCAAAAGCAGGGGAGAAAAGGCTCATTGCTTGTATTAATGAAATTGATGTATTGAAAGAACGCTATCGACAAGCGCTGGAATACATGGACTGGTTTCAACCGGCATGGGATGCCTTATCTGATGATGAACAGTATGTGTTAAAGGAATTTTATTTGGATGATGAAAAAAAGCAGATTGATGCAGTTTATAACATATGCGACCATTTTAACATTGAGCGTTCTTCTGCCTACAATAAGAAGAATCGAGCGCTTCAGCATCTAGCTTTACTTCTCTATGGAAAGTAGTGAGTAATATCGTGGACGACTTTATCAGAAATCCATTATACAATGGTATTGTGAAGAACTGTAGAGAGCCTTCGTGGAAATACCGCGGGGCTTTTTCTATGCCTAAAAGGAGGTGCGAAATGCCAAAGAAACCTAAAAGACCATGTTCTTCTCCTGGTTGCCCCGAGCTGACAGATGGACGTTTTTGTCCGGAACATGCTAAAAAGGAAGCTTCTCGTTATGAAAAATATCAGAGAGATCCTGAGACAAGGAAGCGATACGGGCGTGCGTGGAAAAGAATACGTGACCGTTACATTGCAGCCCATCCATTATGTGAAGAGTGCAAAAGACAGGGAAAACTGACTCCTGCAGCTGAAGTCCACCATATCCTTCCCTTGGCTAGGGGTGGGACTCACGATGAAAGCAACTTAATGGCTCTTTGTACTCCTTGTCACTCAGCTATCACAGCAAGAGATGGAGACCGTTGGTCAACCAGGTAGGGGGGAGTCGAATCTCTAGAGGCCTTTAAGCGGACAACGGGCGGGGGGTAACGCGTGAAAATTCGCGGTTTCAAACAGGGTAATAGACCCATCAACGAAAAGAGGTGAGTGAATGGCCAAAGATGGAACAAATCGTGGTGGTGCCCGTATAGGCTCTGGTCAAAAAA